CTGAATAAGGAGGTATACAATGGCTTTAACATCAAGTGCTTTGAAAAAAATAGCTGGTGCTGGCGATCAGAATCTCTTTGTTTATAAGAGTGCTGATGCGGTAAGTACTATTGCTGGTTCAGGTTACTTCAATGATGTAACCGATGATCTAAAACAATTCGATGTAATCTTAGCTGTAGGTGCCACAGGTGGTACTGCAACTGTAGATGTATTGATTGTTTCATCAGCAACAGGTGCTACAACAGTTACAACAACTAACGGAACATAACGTTCAGGGGGTGGTTTTTTTATTTTTCCCACCCCCACTTTAGATATGACAGATAGTAAATTTGATATATGTTCTAGGGCTTTAGTATTAGTAAGTGCTAATACTATTACGTCCTTTAA